GCAGTCTCTTCAATGCGCCTTGTCCATTCAGATCAAGAGGAACTAACTAAACAAGTCCTTAGCGCCGTGAAATTGACTCGGGGCGATGGCGGTTGGGTAATGGGGCGTAAGGCTTCTGGAATTGTTTGCGGAGCAGTTGCCTCAGCGATGGTTACTCACTTTGCGACACGCGCTGAATCTGAAGTAGACATTCAGGTAGGATAATGTCTAGACAGTAGCGTATAATATGTCCAATGGGAATCCGGGACATTTTTACATCATCAAAGCCAGCAGTCGAGATTACAGTCGACGCCGCTTCTACCCCTGCGCCGTTTAATAACACGGCTTCATTTAATCCTTTCGTATTTACTCAGTCAGTAGCTTCTCGTCAACAGGCCATGGCCGTACCGACAATCGCACGCGCCAGGAACATAATCTGCTCCACACTCGCCGCTCTCCCCCTCGAGCAGTATTCAAAGCTCGATGGTTCACACATGGGAACACCAGCAGTAATCAATCAGCCAGACCCACGCGTTCCAGGCTCTGCTATCTATGCATGGCTCGCAGAAGACTTACTATTTCATGGGGTTGGGTATGGTCAGGTTCTCGAGCAATATGGGGACACCGGAAGAGTTCGTGCATGGACTCGCGTAGCACCAGATCGCGTAACTACTAAACTTAATCATTTACAGACAGAAATTGTTGGCTATCAAGTAGACGGCTCAGTAGTTCCTACTCAAGGAGTCGGTTCTCTCGTAGTGTTCTATGGACTTGACGAAGGCGTGTTGAATCGCGCTGGGCGCACTATCCGAGCAGCCCACGCCCTAGAACAGGCCGCCGAAACTTTCGCTAAAGAACCAGTACCACTTCAAGTTCTAAAATCTAACGGCACTAATCTTCCAGCAGAGCGAATCTCTAAGCTTCTCGAATCATGGAGAACCGCTCGCCTCACAAAGTCAACTGCGTTCCTAAATGCAGATGTTGAATTGCAGGCGTTGGGCATCGATCCAGCAAAGTTACAGCTGAATGAAGCGCGTCAATATGTTGCTCTGGAATTGGCTCGCGCCTGCAATCTTCCCGCATACTTCGTAAGCGCAGAAACCACCAGCATGACATACAGCAATAGCGTTTCTGAGCGCCGTTCCCTTATCGACTTTTCTATGAAGCCAATCCTTGCAAGCATTGAACAGCGTTTATCTATGCCGGACTTCTGCCCTTCAACTGGCGTTATCCGTTTCAGCTTAGACGAGTTCCTACGATCAGATGCGTTGGCTCGCGCCCAGGTATACGAGATTCTTAATCGCATCGGTGCTATGAGTGTCGAGCAGATTCAAGAAGAAGAAGATTTAATCGATAACAAGGAGAACTCATGAAGATAACCATGCCATACGCCATCACAGCGGCGGATGCAGAGTCTCGCATCATCGCAGGCCGCATCGTTTCATGGAACGCTGAAGGCAGCACATCAGCAGGCCGCACTATGTTCAAAGAAGATTCCATCACCATGGCTAAGAACATCAAGCTAGTTCTTCAACACGATGTAACACGCCCTCTTGGTAAAATGGTTTCATTCCAGGCAGATGCAACAGGCATCACAGCAGAATTTAAGATCGCAAAGACTACAGCTGGTAATGACGCCCTTGAAGAGGCAGCAACCGGATTACGCAGCGATTTCAGCGTAGGCGTAGATGTTGCAGAGTGGGATAACGAGGATGGCGTAATGGCTATCAGCGCATCTAATCTCATCGAGGTTAGCCTCGTAACAGATGGCGCAATCCCAGGCGCAGAGGTCGCGAAAGTAGCGGCTGAAGACACAGAAATTTCTGAGACATCTCAGGAAGAAACACAATCAACTACAGAAGGAGAACAAGTGTCAGACACTACCGTTCCAGAAGTTGCTCCTGCCGCAGAAACGGTAGAGGCTGCAAAGGTTGAAGTTAAGGCTGCAACAGCGCCTTATATCTCAACAACTGTTCGTAACCCAATCGTTGATAAGGCTTCTTATCTCGAGCACTCAGTCCGCGCCTCACTTGGCAACGATGAATCAAAGATGTATGTTGCAGCAGCAGCAGACACAACAGACAACGCTGGTCTTGTACCAACTCGTCAACTTACTGAAGTTATCAACGGAATCAGCAATGCTGATCGCCCGCTAGTGGATAGCGTTAGTTCAGGAACTTTGCCTGATGCAGGCATGACCTTTGAAATTCCAAAGATCACAGTTGCTCCAACAGTTGCAGTAGCAACTGAAGGTGGAACACCATCAGACACAGACCAGAACGCTGCTTTCGTTTCAGTCGATGTTAAGAAGTACATCGGACAGCAGACATTCTCACTCGAGCTTCTAGATCGCTCATCACCTGCTTTCTTTGCTGAACTCGTACGCCAGATGGAATACGCATACGCAAAGGCAACAGATACAGCAGTCGGAACTGCACTCATTGCAGGCGGAACAGACGGCGGAAACCGTACTCTTACAACTGGCGCTCTTGCAGCTGATTTCGTATCAGATGCAGCAGTTTCAATCTACGAGAACACACTCGGATTCGCAACAAACATCGCAGTATCTCCAGCACAATGGGGTGTTCTTATGGGCTTGGTCGATTCATCTAATCGCCCAATTTTCCAACAGACAATCAACCCACAGAACGCAGGCGGAACACTTACAGCAACAGCAGTTCGTGGAAACCTTCTCGGTCTCAACCTTCGCGTAGCTCGTAACCTTTCAGGTACAGGCGATAACTCAATGATTATCGTTAACCCAGATGCTTACACATGGTACGAGTCACCACGCCTCTCACTCCAGACAAACCTCATCTCAACAGGTCAGGTTCAAGTTGGATACTACGGTTATGGTGCAATCGCTACCAAGATCGCAGCAGGCGCATACCGTTACATGGTTGCATAGTAAATAACTAATCATGGGGGAGCTGCTGCTCCCGGTGGTTCCCCCAGTCGCTTAACAGAGAGGATACAGAGATGGCATCGATAGTCACCGTAGCAGAGCTAAGGTCAATCCTTGGCGTCTCTGTATCCCTTTATAGTGACGCATATCTAACCGATGTGATAGATACCGCTGAGGCGGTAATTTTGCCGATGCTGGTCACATACGCATCACCAATATCCCGTGTTGAACTCCAGGATAATATTGCCTACTACACAGTCCTAGGCGAGAACAATTTTTCAGAGGGTCAGAGCGTAGTCATCACAGGCTGCGGAACCCCATTCAACGGAACCTTTACGATCTTAGAATCTAGCAACTATGACATTGATACTTATGTCATGAACTCTAATTCTCGAGTATTCGTCGACGGCGTTTATCGTGATTTTAACGGATTCTTCACAGTCTCAATTACTAACGCAGACATCGATGGCCGTAATGTCATCCCTTCAGGCAAGGCTACCCTTTCAGGCGCAGCTACTTATGTCGGAGTCAGCGCAGTCGAGTCAGCAGTTCTAGCAGTCTCAGTAGAAGTATTCCAATCTCGTATCGCTCCTGGTGGACAGATCGAGGGAATCGACTTTACTAATGTCAGCCCTTACCGCCTAGGGCGCAGTCTCTTTAACCGCGTATCAGGACTTCTAGGGGCGTACATCGACACCGATTCAATGGTGCAATAAATGCCAGCCTCAACAATCCTAGACACAGTTCGCCAGCCTTTAGCAGATGCCTTTGCAGGCGTTGCAGGCAATGTCTACGCCTATGTGCCAGAAGCGCCTATGGTTCCTTTCGTAGTTACAGTCCCAGATTCTCCTTACCTCGAATTAGAGACTATTAACAAGTCAACACTTCACATTAAAATTAACCTTGTAATCTCAGTAGCCGTTGCATATAACAGCAACCCGGCTTCGCTCGATAACCTCGAGCAGCTTGTCATAAGTGTTCTGAAGGTGATCCCAGTAGGGTACACAGTCGGAGCGGTTGAAAAACCAACAGTAACTCAGGTCGGGCCTTCCAATGTATTGGTGGCAGATATCAGAGTTTCTACCTACTACACACAAACTAACTAAGGATAAATAATGGCAACCACAGTAATCACAGGTCGCGATATTTCTCTATCTTTCACAGGTGGAACAGATATCGAGGCTCAGGCAACTTCAGCAGTCCTAACTAAGACTAACCTTCGTGAGACATACCAGACTCTCGATGGCGAGGCTTACAAGACCACTAACATCGAAGGCACTTTTGCTCTTTCAATGCTTGCAGACTGGGGCAAGGCTAACTCAGTATGCGAAGCACTATGGACAGCAGCGGAGACAGCACCAGATACAGACATCAGCATTACTCTTACAACAGCGACAGGCGCTTCATTCGTCTTTCCAATTATGCCTGAATTTCCAACAGCAGGTGGAGCTGGAACAGATGCACAGACTGTAGACTTTACATTCAAGGTATCTAAGGGCGCAGTCGTAGAGACTTTCTCCTAGAGAATAGAAACGGGAGCACACAATGCAGCAACTAATAACAATTAAATACACAGACGGAACCGAAGCCAATTACATGGTTAGACCGCCAGATTACGCCCGCTGGGAAATGGCAACTAAAAAGGTCATCTCCCAGTTTGGCGGAATGTGGGACATTCTTTATGTAGCACACAGCGCCATGAAGCGTGAAGCAGGCGGTAAGCCGACTAAGACATTAGATCAATGGATGGAATCTGTTGACGATGTTGAAGTAGGTGAAGGAGACCCAAAAGTCATCCAAGAGGAAGCGTAAGCCGACTCTTAGTTGAACTGGCAATAGCCACTCAGATTCCTATGGATCATTGGCAAAGTGCCGAGGATATTCTTACAGCTATTGAAGTACTAGAGGAGCGTAATCGTGGCAGATGAATTAGTTGCCTTCGATAAGACGGAACTCCGCATGGTGTTTAAGGCTCTTAAGAATATGGGTGAAGAAGCCAACGAAGAGGCCAAGCGCCAGTCCGGCGCTCTGGCTGAATTTGCTCGAGATGAAGTTATCCAGAAGGCTAACTCAATCCAGAGCAGCAAGGTCGCAGGCCGAATCGCTCAGGGTTCTAGGGTTAAGAAGTCAAGCCGTATTGGCGAGATTACTTACGGCTTCGCTTCTCAGAAGTTCTCAGGTGGCGCAACCACTAGAGATATCTGGGGCGGTTCAGAATTCGGTTCTAATAAGTTTAGGCAGTTCCCCGTATGGTCAGGCCGTGAAGGTCGAGGCTCTAAGGGTTGGTTTATCTATCCAACGCTCCGCAAGATTCAACCGCAGATCGTGGCAAGATGGACTGAATCATTC